ATTGTGGACAGGTTTTAAGAAATTCCAAATCAATAATAATTATAGGCGGCATACTCGGGGGATGATGAAAAGGAATTGCACGTATATATCGAATAGGAGTATCTTCTATAACTTCTGTTTGAGTTTCATTATTTTGAGTTGTCATTATACTATATGATAATTGTTATATAGTATAATATTTAATTCAATTTATAAAACTTTTAAAACTTTTAAAAAAAGTTTTTTCAAAATAAAGTTTAATTGTTTTTTTGCAAAACTTTTTCTGAAAGTTTAGTTTGTTTTTGCAAAACTTTTTCTAAAAGTTTTAACGAGCATTCATTAATCCCAATCGTCCTCCCTGTATAATAACAACATTGTATCGTTCTTCAAATATTCTCAAATCAAAATTATATTCATTTAATATTGCACTAGTTTTTCTGAAACCAATAGCATTTCCATTCATATCACAAATATATTCAACATTACTTCCCTCTGGTGTAAAAGGTGTTTCTATCGTATTAATCTCAAATGCAATATTTTTAAATTTATTAACATTCATAGCACCACTCGGTTGATACTCTTTACGATTGCTGTCTAAACAAAAATTGTAACAATATAATCCACGTTTTGCCCCACCAGTGGTTCTAGCATATTTTTCTATATATTCATACACACCAGCATCTAATATTTTTTCTCTGTAAACACCATCCATAGATATTCCCATATCTACTAATATATCACGCAAATTCATTGGATAATCATTTGTAATTACCCCAGTTGTTGCATTTTTTTCACCAATATTTCCTGTTATAAACATTCTCGCGCTATTAGGTATAGTAGTACTATTTAAAAGGGACAATTGCATAGGTTTAACATGATTATAAGGCCAATTAGTATAGTTAGACCATTCATTTCGCAAATAAGCATCACTGCGACGAAATCTAAACATATAATCTTTTATCATATCTTTACTCTCAATTTCTACAATTTGACTTCCAGATATATCTAAAAAATTATAAGTATATAATTGAGTAATAAGCAAGTTATGTTGTTCTGCTGCCATAATTCTACGTTCATCTTGACCTAGAAAAACATAGGTTCCGATTAAGTGAATATCTGCTTTCCAATCCGTTACATTTTTATTATATAAATTAGTTGTTGCTTTTTCATCATAAGGTGCTTGTAAAAATCTCCACAATTGATGGTCCAAAATATTTTTATTAGGTCTAGTTCTATATGAAAGACCATTAGGGTTTGGTATTTCATTTACATTATTAATTGTATAAAGATCCATAATTGGTTTAAATTCTATACGAATAGTTATTTCTTGATACTGAAGTGCCACTAGAGGCAGTGCAGTTTTACTTGTGTGACAAAAGAATGCTTCTACAGGAATATAAATACGTCTTCCTCGTATAGAAGGTTCAATATCTAGTCCAGCCTCAGTAAAATGACAATTAGGATATACATTTACATTACCATGAGCATTAGCAGGGTCATTTATTTCAGGAATATTACCAGTCATTTGATTCCATAAATCTTTTTTTGAATTACTATAATCTCTTTCCTTTATACAATTTAAATATTCTCCGCTATATTGAGCAAGTGTAGTACCACCACTAAAAACTTGTATTTCTTCTATAAAATTTGATCCTAACTCTTCCACCCATCTAAATTCATAAGGTGCAAAACTATGACCATTTTTATTATCAACACCTTCTTCTGCACTAAAATTATAAAATGGACTATAAATATTAGGCAAATTTATTACTAAATAAGTATCATTAATTAATTCTGCATATCTTGGTATCTTAAACTCAAGTACAGTATTTGTTTTTTCATTTAAAATTTTTGAGCCTTCAAAATCAATTCGAAATCTTTGCAATCCAAAATTAGTATATTTTTTATAAACGGTTTTGAAGAATGTTTTTTTAGGATTACCATTAAATAATAGATTTTCATTACCGTATGCGACCAAATTCATTAAGCCACCAGTCATCTTAAATTAACCTTATATTTTTATTTTTAATTTAAAATAACTTTTAATAATAATTTATATTTTAATATAATATATGGTTGAGATTCAAAATTTACTTGAAAATTCAAAATCAAACATGATGAATATGTTACAAAATAGAAAGTTATATTTGGCTATTTTCTTATTTTTAGTCATTATATTAATTGTATTTGCTTTAGCATATCATTTAAATACAACATTAAGTAAACAAGAAGCAAATAATAAATCAATGATAAAAAGTTATGAAGAATTGGGGGGAGCAGAATTAGGAGGTATTAATTATTCCAACGCAACTCACCGACATTTATTGAGAGATTATTATGTTATGAGTAGTCATAATTCTTGTTGTGGTGGAAATTTTGAAAAAGATTTTGTAGATTTAATTCCACTAAATGAAACAGTTAAGAGAGGTGCAAGATTATTAGATTTTGAAATATATTCTTTAGACGGTGAACCAGTAGTCGCTGCTGGAAAAGAAGCAACTTCAAATGGAAAATATCTTTTAAAAGGAACATATAATAGTCTGCCTTTTTCTAAAGTAATGAATCAAGTGAAAATGATCGCCTTTTCTGGATCTATTGCTCCCAATCCAGATGACCCACTATTCTTAAGTTTTAGAATAAAATCAAACAATAGAAATATTTTTAGAAATATGGCTACAGTATTAAATAAATCTTTTGCTGGAATGTTTTTACCCCAAAAATTTGGTTATGATGGTAAATTTAATAAAGATGGTAAATCTATAATTGCTAATATACCTTTATTGAATTTAAGAAGAACGGTAATTGTTATTATAGAAGACCCGTTAAATAATTATAGAGGAACACCATTTGAAGCATTAGTAAACATGTCGGGTAAAGCAAAAGATGGTTCGGGTATGCCATTTGTAAATATTTATAAAAATAAAGACGTCACACAAGTTTATGATAAAAAATCGATGATTAATGAAAATAAAAAATTTATAGGTATAACTAGACCTGATTTTACTAATGTAAAAACCAATCCATCTTCTTCTATCCATCATCAATTAGGAAATCAAATGGTAATGATGAATTTTAGTGAAATAGATACATTTTTAATGCAATATATTAAATTTTTCTCAGATGTTGGAACTGCCTTTAGATTAAAACCGGATCATTTAAGATACTTTGAAAAGAAGATTCCTGTACCAAAACCTCAAGAAAAGAAATTGTCGTATGGTCCTCGCAAAATGAATACATTAGGAGGTGTTTATAAACCAAAAATATAAATATTTTATAATTAAAAAACAACAAACTTGAATAATTAATAATATAAAAATAATTATTAATTGTTATAAATTTTTTTTAAGACTATATATTAACTATGTCTTGTAAAAATAATATGTCATTTGAAGAATGTGAATTAGCGATTTTAAGAGGTGCGGTAGATAATATTGGCAAAAAATTAGGCACAAATAAATTAAATAATCCGGAAATAAAAAGAATAATAGGTATTGTTGAAAATTTTTTAAGAATACATAAGCAAATTTGCTATGGTGGAACGGCTATTAATAATATATTACCTTTAGAAGACCAATTTTATGATAAATCATTTGAACTTCCAGATTATGATTTCTTTTCTAAAACACCATTAAAAGATGCAAAAAAACTAGCCGATTTATATTATAAAGAAGGATTTACAGAGGTTGAAGCAAAAGTAGGAATGCATCCGGGAACATTTAAAGTTTTTGTAAATTTTATACCTGTTGCAGATATTACTTACTTAGCCCCTCCTATATTTAAAAAAATTTCAAAACATGCGATTCGGGTTGCTGGAATTAAATATAGTCCTGCTAACTTTTTACGCATGTTAATGTATTTAGAATTAAGTAGACCAAATGGCGATGTTGGACGATGGGAAAAAGTCTTAAAGCGTTTAACACTTTTAAATAAACATTATCCATTGAGAGGTAAATCATGTCAAGAAGAAGACATTCAACGTTTATTTCAATATGGATCTAAAGAAGTTATTGAACAAAAGAAAAGAACTTTTAAAAAAAGTTCAAAAAAAGGTAATAGAAACAAACAAAAAAAACGAAAAACACAAAAGAAAAAACAAAAAGGAGGGGAGAGAAAACATGAAAAATATAATGAAGAGAATGAATTTTTAAATAATCTTCAAGATAGATTATTTGTTATAGTTAGAAATACATTAATTGCTCAAGGGTGCGTTTTTTTTGGTGCAATGGCAAATAGAATGTATTTACAGGATTTAAAAGAATTTAAGGGAAAAACTATACCAAAAGTTCCTGATTTTGATGTTCTTTCAACAGACCCTGAAACAACAACGCGAATTTTAAAAGAACGCCTTCAGGATG